TCTAAAACCTGATATGTCTTTGTTTGAATCTGCAATTACAGCTAAAGAAGCTGAAACAGTTCCTGCTGTAATACCATCTAATAAATTTAATTCTGTTGCTGTAGAAGTTACCGCTACGTCTTCATTTATTTTTGGTGAAGTTAGTGTTTTGTTTGTAAGTGTAGCAGTTGAAGCTGCTGATAATAGACGAGAGTTACCACCAGTGCTTGGCAGTGTTAAAGTGTTGGTTGCAGTCTCTGAGTGTGGTGCACCGATAAGAGTTTGTGCGTGAGCATTAGAGCTTTCACAATAAAATAGTATTTTAGAAACATTACTACCACTATTTTTAAGGTCAATAATACCTGCTTCAATTCCCACTTGACCATCAATTAAAACAACTCCAGAACCTTTAGGAGTTAAGTTAAGATTGATATTTGTGTCCCCACCTGTAGACGATATTGTTGGACCGCTGCCTGTTGCAGCATTAGTTACATCAATCTGGTTTACAGCAGATGATGTTGTTTGAAATATAATTTGTTCGTTGCCATTTTCGTCACCTATAAAGTGAGCGTCATCAATTAAAATATTATGAGAATTAGTATCTAGATTGCCACCAAGTTGTGGAGTAGAATCATCTGCTACATTTGATATTGCACTTGATGATGCTAATCCTGAAACAACTGTGCTTCTTGAAATTTTCTTAAGACCACCACCTGAAGTATCTATTGCTAAAAGTACATCATCATTTGCAACTGTAGAAATTTCAGATAATGCACTAACAGCAGTAGAACTAAACTTAGAACCGTCTGCAATTAATAAATTACCAGATGTATTTGTGCCTGTAGTAATATCAGCACCAGCAATTGTAATGTTACCACTACCATCTTCAAAGACAGCTTTACTAGCAGGTAGTGTACATATTACTGTTTTGTTTCCTGAAGAAAAGTTAACTGCACTATCACTGTTAGAACTTGTAAGAACAGTTGTACGAGTAAGATCAGAACTGTCACCGTCTAACGTGCCAAGACCTACTTCCCACTCATCAGCACTTTCGTGAATAATAGCATAGTATGTTGTATTGGAATTACCGATACCTTGTGCAAACGTTTCAAAGCCAGTAGCTGCACCACCTAAAGATACCGCGCCGGTCCCTGTTGTGGTTGTGGTTTCTTTGACTCTATCGTTAAGGACTAATGCCATTTAAACCTCTAAGACAATCTCAATATTGCTGTACTCGTTCCGGCAGAGGGAAACTGAATTGTAAACGTTCCCGATGTAGTTGAAAAGTCACCACCAAAATCTAACATACAAACCGAATTGTTTGTTGGCGCACTACCGTCAGAACGATAAATTTGTGCGTATCTTGCTGTAATTGTAGCTGATGTAAAAGATATATCATCAAAATCTACAAAAGCGGTTGTAGCAGAAGAACCTCCTGTTACTGCAGCGTTTGCTAGTGTGCCTCCGCCTGCTGCGTATGTTCCTGTGTTCGCTTGTTCGTTTGTTGTGTTATATGCTGTTGGGTCTGATGCGGTTGCTGTTTTTGAAGAGGTATATAAGGCTATCTTGTAAGTTGCTCCCCCATCAAAATCATGACTTCCTTTTAACAATTCTTGTTTAAATACATTACTAATTACATTTGCCATTTATTTTCTCCTTAAGGGTTTGTAGATGGAATTGGCATTCTTATTACCCCATCTCTATATTCGTCTCTTCTTCTTCTACCCATTTGTTCTGTTGCTAGTGTCTTAACGGCATCATTAAAAGATTGCTCGTATATAGCTAACATATTATCAGGGCCTTTTAAGAATTTAAAAGCTTCTACTAAACAAGCATATAGTAAAGCGCGTGGTGCATTTAGACTAACCCACGTTGTAGTATTACTTGAAGACAATCCAGTTGGTTGTGCATTGTATGCAAGTTCCACAGTATATGCTGCATTTGGCGCAGGAGCAACAATTATTGTATTGTTATCCCAGCTTGCATAGTATTTTGGAATTCCTGTGCTTGTTCTATTTGGTGAATATTCATTAATAAATGATTGGTCTTTTTTCTGTAAAAATATACGCTCATTATCTGTTAATCCCCCTAAAGAACCTGAAGCACTAAAAATAGAAAGACTGTTTGTAAATTCAAAATCTGAAGGTATTGACCCAGGCATTGCAATAAAAGGATCCGACGCAGTCATGGCAGCGGTTTTATATTTTTTATATACATCTAAATCTACTTCTCTAAACAACCTTATTTCAGCGTGCTCTATAAAGTCATTAACAATAGTTGTTGTTAAAACATTACTATCTGTTTCTGTATAATCTCTTATCTGTGTTACTAATTCTGCGTATGTTGTCATGCTACTATTGTTGCAGGACCTGCGTAAGCCCTAAAACCCCCTCCATTAATATTACCAGTTGTTGCAGTATCTGTCGATACTGAGAAAGTATATGTATTTGTATCTACCACAGTTATTGTATAACCAGCAGCTAAATTAATTTTATCTGCTGTAATTCCGTCAAAGCTAACAGCACCTCTGAACCTAACTGTATCACTACTAGATCTACCATGATTAGCTTCTGTAACTGTAATTGTAGAAGAACTAGCCGAGCCTGTTTTAAAAGAATTTGTTTTTAATAAATTTGGAACAGCGTTTTCTGTTCTATCTGGTCTTGCGTTTTGCAAAGCTTGAGCATCAGCAGGGTGTGCGTTTGGTTGTATCTGAGGGTGTTTTTCTTCAAACTCTGATTGATGAACAAATGATCCATTCCATTCTTTAAGCATTTCTTTGTATGGAAATGCCATGCCACTGCGATCTGATATTGCTTTTGCTTTTTTTCCTGATGCAAAATTAGACATTTGGGTAATACGCTTTCGGTGTTATGTGTGTACTTGTAGAAGAACCGTCTTCTACTAATGCACGGTTTAATTCATCTTCATATATTAATTTCATTTGAGGCACTGCTTCTGGTTTTTCTTTTTGTGATAAATAATAAGCAAGACCAGATACCATACAAGGAACAAAACGATAGGGAACATCGCCTGCGTTTGTAAAATCTCCAGCATCATCTATTCTTTTTACAAAATATATATGCATGTCTGCAGAAGCAGATGTTGAATTAGGAACGGGATAAACACTAATCGTAACACGATCAACAAAACGTTGAACATAATATTGTGTAGGTGTTCCACTGCTTAATTTGTTAGCTAACGCTGAATAACTAGAACGGTCTATTTTAGTCATAACCGTGTCTTGTTGTGTGCTTTGTGTTCTATTGGTTCTGTGAGTTGCTTCAAGAACATCATCCATTCCGTATATAGTCGATGCTGTTTGATTTGTAGTTGCTTGTGCTCTATTACTATCAGAAGTATCATCAGCAGCACTTCTAAAAAAATGATATTCAGCTTGGTTTTCGATTAAATCTATATTTGTTTCTCTTAGTTGCCAATAATGTAAACCTCTATTACCCCACTCTTGAAACATTATGTTTAAAGAACGTCTAGCAGATTTTAGTCTGTATCCATTAAGATTTTGAATACCAATACGCTCGTACGCCTCCTCTATAACTTCATCAATATAGAAAGTTTTATCGAACGTTGCTGTTCCTGAAGTAGTGTTTGGCATATGCTACTCCTATTAATAATTTAATAACCACTCACAAGTAACTGAAGCACTATCCCCACTAGTACAAGCAGGTAAAGTTACATTTACATCACCCGTAAAGTTTGTAGCTTTATTATTTTGAATACCACCTATAGAACTGTAATCAAAATAACCATCTCCCTCAAGGGTTAAAAAAATAGGGTCTGTTCCTGAGTTATCCCAAGACATTCTTAAAGCATCTACTTTTGCTGTTACTGAAACACTATACCAAATTTTATTTAAAGTTGCCGATACAGGTGAATCACCTGCTGCGTTTGAATAATCTGATATGTCAAGAATTTTTGTTGTCGCACCGCTACTGTCTGAAACGTTGTTGTAATGAGTAATTACTTTTTTGTTTCCTGAAAATAAAGCTGTTGGGCCTTCTTGATTTAATATTACGTCTGCCATTTTATTTTTCTCCTACTAAAAGAATAGGGGGCATTACCCCCCTATTCAGAGTTTATTTTTTATCTTTCGATAATTGCTGTTACGTAATCAACAACTAGTGATTTAGCAGCAGCTGCACCAGCTTGAACAGCTATTGTTACAGTCAGCTCTTCGTTATCTGGTAAATTTGTATTAGCAACTTTTACAGGTTCTGCATTATCAATTGAATAATAAACAGCGGCTCTGTCTGGATCTATAAACCATGTTGCAGTTACAAATGTGTCATCTGCTAATGTAGCAATAGCAG